AACTATAAGGCATTTAATGGTAAAGCAGAGATTACTGATGCTGATAGAAAGCTTGGTATAGTTACCGGCTATTTTTCGCATTTTAATAATGTTGATGGTGATGGAGATATTATCAGACCGGGTGCTTTTAAGAAGAGCATTAAAGAGAATGGTCCTGATTCATCTCTTCCAAGAATAAAGCATTTGCTTAATCACAACTCTTCGCAACCGTTAGGAGTATTGCAATCATTGAAAGAAGATAAAACTGGTTTGCTTTACGAATCACAGGTAGGCACACACGCTTTAGGTCAGGATTTCATTAAGATGATTGAAAGTGGCTTGATAACTGAACATTCAATTGGATTTCAGATAATGAAGCGCAATCAATTGCAATCATACGAGCAATACATTAAGAATCCTGATGCTGGATGGTATGAAATAACTGAGGTGAAACTTTACGAAGGATCATCATTAACTGCTTGGGGTGCAAACCCATTAACTCCATTGACATCATTGAAATCTAAAGATAACTTTGATGTGGATTTAATTATTGCACAACAAAAAGCCATAGAGAAATTCTGTCGCAATACAGATGCAACAGATGAATCAATACAAACACTTTTGATACATTCAAAGCAATTAACGCAATTGCTAATAGATATAAATTCTAAAGATTACACTCTGCCGGGGGCATTTCCCACAGAGCCGGAAGATGAAGAAGATTTATTGTCTATTATGCGTGAGTTCGCTATGAGTTGTAATCCCAAACCAAAACCAAAAAATTAAAAATGGATAAGAAAGAATTAATGAATGAATTAGAGGGTTTGAAATCTGCCCTTGAAACTTCAATCAACGAGAAAACGAAGTCCGAAATTGCTGATCAATTGAAATCAGTAATCGCTTCTGTTGATGAAAAGATTAACGCTTTTGCTGCATCTAACGATAGCGCAGAAAGCATTAAGTCAATGACTGATGAATTGGCTGCATTAAAATCAGAGCAAGCTGCAATCCTTAAAGGATTTGATTTGCTTCAAACAAGAGTAAAAACTACAAAATCAAACAACGTGGAAGAGAAAAAATCTTTTGGACAAATTTTCCAAGAAGGTCTTGAGAAGAATTTTGATGAAATTCAGAAAGTAAAGAAAGGACAACCTTACAGAATGGAATTGAAGGCTGTTGGTAATATGCTTTTGTCATCTAACCTAACTGGTGATGGTGTTGCATCTTACAGCACAAGTCAAGCAATTTTGCCTGCACAAAAAATCAATTTCAGAGATTTGATGTCAACTGCAATCAGTCCGACTGGTTTGTATGTTCAATATCGTGAAACTGGTTCTGAAGGTGCTTTGGCTCAACAAACTGAAGGTTCTGCTAAAGGTCAAATTGACTACGATTTTACAGAAGTTAAAGTTGTTGAAAACTACATCGCTGGTTTTGCTCGTTTCTCTAAGCAAATGGCAAAACAACTTCCTTATATGCAAACTACTCTTCCTCGTTTATTGTTAAGAGATTTCTATAAGAAAGAAAATGCTTTATTCTATGCAAGTGTAGTAGCTGCTGCAACTGGTTCAACTACAACTACTGAAACAGATGACATCAAAGCTATTATGGATTTGTTGGCTAACCAAGCTAATGCAAACTTCAATGCTTCTTATGCAATCGTTAACCCAAGCCAAATGGCTCGTTTGAACAAATTGCTTTACACTAACGGTTACTATCAAGGTAGTGGTGGTGTTGTTTCTGCTCCAAATGGTGCAATCACAATTAATGGTACTCCTATCATCTCTGCTTCTTGGGCAACTGATGATAAGATCCTTATCGTTGATGCTGATTACCTTGAAAGAGTTGAAACTGAAGCTATTACTGTTGAGTTCTCAATGGAAGATAGCGACAACTTCACTAAGAACTTGATTACTGCTCGTATTGAGTGTCAAGAAGAAGTTAACTTGATGTTGCCTTCATCAGCAATTTATGTTGATCTTGGTAACGTAGCTTAATCTATGGTTTTTGTGTGTGATAGTAGATAACGGAAAGGCCCTGCCCACAATGGGTGGGGCTTTTTAAAATAAACAAAAAATGGTATCATATAATTGCGTATTAGATGTTCAGTTTGATGATGGCGAAATAAATGAGCCAGTAACACTTTCTGAAGCCAAAGATTTTTGTAAGATTGATATTAGTACAGATGATGCTATTCTTACTGAATTGATTACTGCTGCAAGAGAAATGTGTGAAGATTTCACAAACATTGGATTTGTTCCACATGAAATAGTTGCTGTTGTAAATAATTCAAATGGTGATATTTTATTGCCTTATGGTCCAACAATAGAAGTTACTGAAGTCAAAAATGCTGATGGCGATATTCTTGAACTTGATGATGATTATACATTGTCAGGAAATCTATTTAAGAGCCTAAAAACGCCAAAAGAAGATGGCTTGACTATAACTTATACTTCAGGCTACCAAGTACTCCCAAAACGCCTTAAAACGGCTTTATTGAATACCGTTTATTATCTTTGGGATAACAGAGCAATGTCAATAGACCATATTTACGATAAGAATGTACCAAAGGTTGGTAATATTGGCCCTATTAGTGAAATGATATTAAAACCAATAAGTCGTGTTATATAAATTTACAAGAAGGGTTAAGATAAACAGATGGGCGAATACTATCAATGAATTTGGTGGATTGGAGGCTGTTATTGCTGATTATTGGTACAAATGGGCAGAAGTAAGAGCAAGTAATTGGATTAATCTTGATATGTACAACACAAGGTCCGGAAATATCAATTCCCAATATGATCAAAACAAATGGGATTATGATACTACCATAATTTTAAGATATGAAAAAGACAGACCTACAAGATCTAATGACACTATTGAATATGAAGGCTCTTATTATATTATTAACAGTATATCAGTTAACAACGAGTACTCAAGAAACTACGAAGTACTAAAGTGTTCAAAAATTGATGCAAACATAAATGGAGAATTGCCGGTGGATAACAATACAATACAAATAGTAAATTACATTGGTGTAGGAGGTGAAACAATGATTACTTTAGGACAAACAATTGGTAAAACTGCTTTTGCTATTTTTAAAGATGGTATTCAGCAGACAATTGTAAATAATGATATTCCGGTTGGTAAACAAGTTTACTTTAATAGCACAACTGGTGAATTTACTTTTGGTATTCAGTTTGAGCCTGATGAAACAGCAACAGTAATTTATTATTAATGATTAAGATTGAAATAAGAGGATTTGATGCTTTGCAAAGCAAGGTTGCTAATTATTCCAAGCGTAAAGAAATAGAAATCAATGCAGCTTTAAAAGATTGGGCAAATAGAACCTCACGAGATGCAAAGTTATTAGTTTCAGAAAATTCATCTGATACCGGGTTTCTTCAAAACTCAATTTCTCCTGAATATGGCAAAGGATATAGTGCTGTTGTAGCCGCATCAAAATATGCTGCTTATGTGGAGTTTGGAACGAGGAAATTTGCAAGCCAATATGTTTCTACATTGCCTAATGAATGGAAAACATACGCAAATACATTTAAAGGTCCATCAGGAGGATCAATGTCAGAATTTTTTAATGCTATATTGGAATGGGTTCAAAGAAAAGGAATTGTAGCTACTTATAGCGTAAAAACTGGCAGAAGGCAAAGAGGTGGTGCAAAAGAACAAGATAGAAGCGTAAGGGCAGCAGAATTGATTGTATTTAAGATTTTAAGGGATGGGGTAAAAGCAAGACCATTTATTTATCCATCTGTGAATAAAAATTTGCCAATTTTATTGGAAGATATTAAAAAAGCACTTAAATTATGAAAGATATAAATTCACCTTTACTTAAAGCATATTACAATGTGATAAATGACCTTGATATTAAGGTCTATGAAGGTGAAGAGCCTGATAATGTGAATGACAAAATTTATGTTGTTTTATCAAATGTTACATCAAACGAAACGAGTACAAAAAGCAGCATAGACCATAACGCTACCATTCAGGTTTCTGTTCATAGTTGGGAATATAAATACAATAACTCTAAGAATCTAAATGAGGCAGTAGGGTTAATTTTGGATGCTATAAAACCTACATCAAATAGTGTATTAGATTTATCGGAATTTGAATTAGAAATGTTAAATTTGACAAAGCAATCAGATACTACTCAAAATTTGGGTAATTTGAATGGCAGAGTTTACATAAGTAGGATATTGGTTTTTAAACAAGATATTTTTGAAGTTAACAATTAAAAAATAAAAAAATGGCAGAACACAAGGTACAAGGTGGAACAATGTTGCTTTTCATTGATCCAGCAGGTGGCACAGCTTATGATACAGTAGTGTGCTTAACATCAGTAGGTAAAAGCGATTCGGTGAATGTTATTGATGCAGCATCAGCTTGCGGACCAGACAAATCACCCGGAGTTCTTGATATATCTTACACATTTGAAGGACAGCATTTGCAAGATCCAACAAGTGGTAAAATTTCAGGAACAGACCTTAGAGTTTTATTGCGTAATAAAACAACCATTGGATGGAAGATTGAACCAGTTAGTCCAGTAGTTGGAGATGAGATTGAGAGTGGAACTGGATTTCTTTCTGAATTATCAAGCACTTATTCCTTTGATTCAGTAGGTACATTTAGTGGAACTTTGCAACCAATCGGTACTCCAACATTGACAATTGAATCTTAATAAAACATAGATTATGGCAGAGCATAAAGTTCAGCCATCAACTATGCTATTATTGATTGATCCAAATGGTGGAACAACTTATAGTACAGTAGTATGCCTGAAAAGTATAAATAAGAATGATTCAGTAGCAGCAATAGATGCTTCTTCTGCTTGTGGGTATAAAAAACTCGCTGGCATAAATGATTTATCTTACAACATAGAAGGATTATTATTGCAAGATTTACTTGGTGGTCCTCCAAAAATATCAGGAACTGGATTTAGAAATTTGTTAAGAAATTTTGAGATTTTCGGTTTTAAAATTACTCCGCTAACTCCACAAATAGGTGATGAAATAGAAGAAGGTAAGGCATTTTTTTCTGCCGTATCTTCTTCTTATTCATTTGATGATGTTGGTAATTTTAATGCAACATTTTATCCAAAAGGAACTCCAACATTAACTATATTTGGTCAAGTTGATTCAATAATGACAGAAGATTCAATTGATATTTTAACAGAATCAGGTTTAATTTTAGAAATAGAATAACATGGGAACAAAGATTAGTGAATTACCTTCAGCAACAAGCGTATCAGGAACAGAAGAAATACCTTTAGTCCAAAGTGCAACAACAAAGAAAGCAACATCAGATATTTTAATGGGATATAAAGTATTTGCAGCTAATTTAATTTGGGATACATTGAATGAACAATTTGATAACCAAGTTTTCAAAGATAATATTGGTGATTTAGCATTTACAAGAATACAAGCAGGAAGTTATAATATAGAAAGTT